TTTGAGTATGGCGAATAAGATTCTTGTTAAGAAGTCTTCAGTAGCGGCAAAAATTCCGCTAACGAGCGACTTGGACTATGGTGAGTTAGCACTTAACTACACCGATGGCAAGCTGTATTATAAGACAGCGAGCAATACTATTAAAAGTTTTATAGATGATACATCTATTGTAACTCTTACTGGTACTCAAACCCTCACAAACAAATCTCTCACATCTCCCACATTGACTGGTACACCGACCGCACCTACGGCTGCAGCTGGTACCGTAACAACTCAAGTCGCAACGACTGCTTTTGCAGATACTGTTGCCCTAAATAAAGCTGTAGCAATGGCAATCGCACTGGGATAAAAATATGGCAACTGAAACAAGAGAAGCACTAAAAGAATACTGCCTGCGTGCTCTGGGCGCACCTGTGGTGGAAATCAACGTAGATGATGATCAGTTAGAAGATCGTCTTGACGAAGCCATTGAATATTGGAGACAGTATCATTCAGATGGTATCGAGAAAATCTATCTGAAACATCAGATAACTTCCACAGATATAGCAAACAAGTATATTCCAATAACAGATTTAATCTATGGTGTGACCAAGGTATATCCTGTTACAACTGGCACTGGTAATTCTAAAAACATCTTTGATCTTCAGTACCAATTGCGTCTAAACGATCTTTATGACCTAACCTCCACATCAATCATTTATTATCAAACAGTAATGAATCACTTGGCGTTGCTTGACTTTACGCTTAATGGTCATGTACTTTACAGATTCAATCGTTTTCAAAATAGACTTCATCTTGATATTAACTGGGAAACTGATGTAGCCTTAAACGATTTTGTCCTTGTAGAATGCTATAGAGCAATGGATCCAGCAACCTTTCCAAGACTGTACAATGAGTCTTGGTTAAAGCACTACGTCACTGCACTCTTTAAGAAACAATGGGGCACTAACCTCAAGAAATTCCAAGGTCTACAACTTCCAGGTGGCGTAACCATCGATGGCGATAAGTTGTATGATGAGGGTAAGTCTGAAGTGGACGAACTAGAAAACGAACTAATGTCCAAAGCTGCTCCGCTAGAATTCTTCATGGGTTAATATGGCTCGCAATGTCTACTTCTCTCATGGAACAAAAAACGAACAGTTTCTCGTTGAAGATCTGATCGTTGAGTCACTGTCCATCTACGGACAGGACATGTACTACATTCCAAGAACACTTGTTGGTAAAGACGAGATTCTTGGAGAAGATAGATTAAGTGAATTCAAAAGTGCTTATCCAATCGAGATGTATTTGGAAAACGTAACTGGCTTTGAAGGACAGGGTGCGTTCATACAAAAGTTTGGATTGATGATGGAACAAACTGCAACACTTACTGTTGCTCGTCGTCGTTGGGAACAACTCATCGGTCGGTTTGGTCAAACCATTATTCCAAGTCGTCCATGCGAAGGCGATCTACTTTACTTTCCGCTGACCAAAGGTCTCTTTGAGATTAAATATGTCAAGCATCAAGACCCTTTCTATCAACTCGGCAGATTGTATGTATTTACGCTAGAAGTTGAGTTATTTCAGTACTCTTCTGAGCATATTGATACAGGAGTTAAGGAAATTGATGTGTTTGAAACACTCAAGTCCTTCTCTACTGATGGTGCAAATAGGTTACTATTACAAAGTGGAGACAGTATGATTTTGGAAACTGGCGAACGTATTATGCTAGACTTTGAATTAGACTCGCAAGATTCCTATGGTGACAATAAAAAGTTTCAGGCTGAGGCAGATGCTATTACCTTTGACGCCACCAACCCTTTCGGTGAGAGTGTATAATGTTAGCTGGCCAAACCTACTATCATCAAACCATCCGCAAAACTATTGTGGCATTTGGTAATCTGTTTAGTAACATAAAAATAGAACGTCAGAACAAAACCGATGGTGCCATTGAACAGGTGCTTCAGGTTCCACTGGCATATGCACCAAAGGAAAAATGGTTAGTTCGTTTGGACTCGGATCCAAACTTATCGCAACATACTTATACTTCTCTTCCAAGATTATCTTTCGAGATAACAGGAATGTCGTACGACTCAACTCGTAAGGTTGGTCGCATGAATCAGATCTCGTTGAATTCAAATAATAGAATTCAACAACAATTTTCACCAGTGCCTTACAACATCGATATTAGTTTGTATGCACTAACGAAAACGCAGGAAGATGGGCTTACGATTATTGAGCAAATACTTCCTATTTTTACGCCAGACTACAATCTGTCTGTAATTATGATTCCAGAATTGGGTATTACGCAAGATATCCCAGTTATACTAAATAGTGTTAGTGTTCAGGATGACTATGATGGAGATTTCCAGACTCGTCGTTTCGTAACCTATACACTCAATTTCACTGTGAAGGTTAATTTGTTTGGTCCCATTGCTGGTCAATCAGACATTAGAACTGTTATGGCGAATATTGCGCAAACCGAAACCGAACAAACACTATCAGATTACACAGCGACTGTTGTGCCAGTTACAGTGATTCCATCTCAGGAATCATATTCAGTAAATGATAACTGGACAGATGGTCTCTAAGGAGAAAAAATGTCAAAATCAACAATCAATCTTGGAACAGCACCTAATGACCGCACTGGCGATACGCTACGTGATGCGGGAACTAAGGTCAACTCCAACTTCAGCGAACTTTATACCGCACTTGGTAATGGAACAGCGCTTAACATTGCGTCAAGTGGGGCAACTAGCGGACAGGTTCTTAAGTTCAATGGAACTTCCTTTGTTCCTGCAGCTGATATAAACACTGATTCTGTTACCTCGGTAAACACTCTTACTGGTGCAGTGGTTTTAGTTACCGATGATATTGCAGAAGATGGATCACCAGTTAATTTGTGGTTTACTAATGCTCGTGCACGTAGCGCAGTAAGTGCCACTTCTGGTGTCGCTTACAACAGTTCTACTGGTGTTATTACATTAAGTGCTACCTCTGATAACCTTACCGAAGGTACTACCAATCTATTCTATACCTCAAGTCGTTTCAATACCAGCTTTGGTGCGAAAACAACAAACGATCTTGCAGAAGGTAACGTAAACAAATACTTTACAAATACGCTGGCACGTGGTGCAATTAGTGTTAGTGGGGGTCTTGCATACGACTCGGCAACTGGTGTTATTTCCTTTACTGATGGCGGTGGTACAGTTACTGCTGTAAGTGTTACTAGTGCAAACGGATTTACTGGCACAGTGGCTACCAGCACAACAACTCCAGCTATAACAATTACAACTAGCATTACTGGTGTATTAAAAGGTAATGGAACTGCCATATCAGCTGCAACAGCGGGAACTGATTATCAAGCACCAATTGGAACTATCAGTGGGTTGGTGAAAGGCAATGGAGCAAATGCTCTTACAGCCGCAGTGGCTGGCACAGATTATGCTCCTGGTACCAGCGCATTGACCACAGGCATTGTAAAAAGTACAACTACCACAGGCGCATTGACCATTGCAGTGTCTGGCACTGACTATCAAGCACCAATTACACTAACTACAACTGGAACAAGTGGCGCAGCTACTTTTACCAGTAACACTTTGAACATACCACAGTATAGCGCAGTAACTACATTTTCAGCATTAACAGATGCCACGAGTGCGACACTAACTGTAGATAAAATTTATCTACCTGCGATTACAAGTTTAGCAGTTACCAATAACGGGTCAGCTGCATACAGATTTGATCAATATGGAGCAACTGATAATCCAACTATATACGCTATCAGCGGCACTACTATAGCATTTAATCTAGGCACTGGTGGTTTGAGTAGTCATCCCTTTAAAATCAGAACCAGCGGTGGTACAAATTATGACACAGGATTAATTCATGTAACTAGCGCAGGAGTGGTTACAACTGAATCTTCGGCTCAAGAAAAAACTTCAGGTACGTTGTACTGGAAAATACCAGTAGGCACAACTGGTAATTATCAATACATATGTTCTAATCATGGTGCAATGGTAGGTGTAATTACTATCAAAGATATTAGTGCTATTTAAAATATAGAGAATAAAAATGGCAAAAAATTTAATAGATGTAGGTATTAACCTAAACGATGGTACTGGTGATAACCTGCGTACAGCTGGTACGAAGATCAACACCATGTTCCAAGAGGTTTATGACGTATTCGGTGACGGCACAAACTTATCGAATCTGGCATCTAACCTACACATAGTCAATGATGCTGCCCCACAGTTGGGTGGCAATCTTGATATGAATGGTTACAGCATGACTGGTACTGGTGCCATAAACATTACCGCACAAATTCAAACAGCAAATAATGTTGTGGCAGGTGCTGCACTTCAAGGCGCAACTGCAGCTATCTCTGGTACTTCTACCTTTGGTGGAGCAGTAACTTTAAACAGTACCTTAACTGGTCCTGTTGGTAACTTTACTACATCAATGACAACTGGTACGCTTAATGCGAATACCGAACTACAAGTTGTTGGACCAGCTTCTATAACTGGCGCAATTACCAGTGGTGCTGCTGGATCTAAATTGCGTTTCTACTATGCAAACGTAGCAGCATTTCCATCTGCAACTACTTACGAAGGTGGTCTAGCATTTGCCGAAGATACCAATCGCATGTATTTTGCAACCGATACAAATTGGTTGTCACTTGCTCCAGAATTAGATCCAGCATTTACTGGTACACCAACTGCTCCAACTGCGTCTAAGAATGCTACACTTGGTGGGCAGAATACAACACAAGTTGCAACATTGGCATATGTTAAAGATGTTACCTCTGACTACGCACCATTGGCATCACCAGCATTAACTGGCAATCCAACTGCACCAACACCATCAACAGCAGACAATGACACATCAATCGCAACCACTGCGCATGTCTGGGCAAATCGTGATGCGCTACAAGCTAACATAGATCTAAAGGCACCAATTGCATCGCCTGCGCTAACAGGAACACCGACTACAACTACTCAGGCAACTGGTACTAGAGCAAGTGATGGTGCTTCTACTCAAATTTCAAATAGTCAGTATGTTCGAAATGTTGCAACTGAAATTTACAATGCTGTAGATCTAAAAGCACCATTGATTTCACCGAACCTAAGTGGCACACCAACTACGCCTACCGCTGCTGCAAATATAAACAACACTCAGATAGCATCTACTGAGTATGTTACTACTGGTATCGGTGCTGCTGTTAATACAATTAATGCGGCACTTGCTTTAAAGGCACCAATTGCTTCTCCTGCATTCACGGGAACACCTACTGCTCCCACTGCCAATGTTGGTTCAAGCGATACAACTATCGCAACTACTTCATATGTGGGTGCTAGGATTGATGCAAAATTTGATGATGCATCATATCTGAATAATAAATTATCAGCCTATGCATTGAAGGCAAGTCCAGCACTAACTGGTACACCTACTACTCCAACTGCAGCAACTGGAACTAACAATACACAGATTGCATCAACTGCGTTTATTAAAACTGCAATTGATAATAAAATTGCCGATGTTAATTTAAGTCAATATGCTTTAGTGAATTCACAAGTATTCACTGGAACTCCTACAGTTCCAACAGCAGCAGCATACAACAATAGTTTACAAATCGCCAACACAGCGTATGTTGAGGGTTTAATTTCTCTCAACAATACAGGATTAAATTTAAGTCAATATGCGCCTAAAGCAAGTCCAACCTTAACTGGTGTTCCACTGGCACCTACCGCTGCTGACAATACAAATAATACTCAGATAGCAACTACTGCGTTTGTTAAAACTGCAATTTCTCTCAACAACGATATAATCTTTCCAGATAATTATGCTCCAAAAGCAAGTCCAGCACTAACTGGTACACCTACTACTCCAACTGCTGAAATTGGAACTAACACTACACAAATTGCATCAACTGCGTTTGTTAAAAATACAGTTGATACCAGATTCTCTGTTGAAAATTTATCTCAGTATGCCAAAATAACTTCGCAAACATTTTTGGGTGTACCACGAGTCCCAACTCCATTAGACAATAATGATACTAGCACACAAATTGCAAATACTGCATTTGTTCAAAATTGGACAGCTACTTATGGAAATGTTCCTAAGTGGGGTGGTGCGGCTAAATACGTATCAACTGCTTCACCAACTAATCAACAGGGAAATAATGAAGATATCTGGTTTCAGGTTGAAGCATAATATAATTGGGATAATACATGGCTATCTACAGAAGCTCATATTTATATTATACAGGAACAGCTAGGCTTTACACTGTACCTTCTATTGTTGAAAGCGCAACCATCACGTATTCAATGTCTGGCGGTGGTGGTGGCGGTGGCGGTGACGACTCGCCAGGATTAGGTGGTACTGGCAGTGTTGCAGGTTATATCAATGGATCATTTAATGTTGCTGGCGGTGACTTACTAAAAGTTATAGTGGGTGGCGGTGGTGGTCCAGGTGGTGGTGGTAGCGGTTTTGCTGGTGGATCTAATGGACAATCATGGCAAGGATTTGAAGGTGGTAGAGGTGGTCGTTCTGGTCCAAGTGGCTCATCAGGTTCTGGTGGAGGTGGTGGCGGCGCAACCGTAATACTACTCACAAGAGTTGGTCAGGGTGAAATAATTGAAGCTGTTGCCGCAGGTGGCGGTGGTGGTGGTGGCGGTGGTCATACAGGTGATGTCGCTGGTAAATCCGCTGTAAATTTTCCAGTCCCTGGTCGCATCAATGGATCTGCTCGCAATGGGCAAATGGGTGCAGACCACAATGGTGATGGTGGTGGAGGCGGTGGAGGCGGTGGTGGATTAAACGCAGGTCTTGGTGGCGATCCAATCAGTGGTGACGTTGGTGGTAATGCAGGTAATCAGGGTATCAGTAGTGGTAATAATTACTTTCAACGAACCGAAATAAATCAAGTAAATGCAGGATATGCAGGTGGTGTAGTATTTGATTCTGCTGATCTAACTAAACAAACTTCAGTAATTGGTTACCGAGGTTCTCCGCAAATCGTTACGCAGGCACCCAATCATTATAGATCAACAAATAGTTCATATAATGCATTTTTAAATGCACATGGTGTTTGGTCTAAAGAAGAAGTTAGGGTTGGGCGTGGTGGAGTGGATTTGCGTGATGTCAACCCATATAATTTTACATGGGTAGTAAATTTTCCTGTAAGTAGTAATTATTTATTTCAAGCAGCATGGGATAACGCAGGAAGAATTTCTGTGGATGGTGTAACAATGGTTGAAAGATTCACTGGCGACGATTCTGGAACATTCCAGAATACAACCGAGGCAATAAGATTTGTCACTGCAGGTAATCGTAATGTTAATATGTATGCAGACAATTATGGTGGACCAGGATCTATTGGTTGTGTAATAACAGGACTTCCTATCCCCGCAGCGGTACAAACAGGAACTTTTGGAATGCCTGGAGGGGCAAGAAATACGGGTGGGAGTTCTGGTTTTGCGTTTTTGGACATGAAAGCAACCTTAAAAAAAGGTGTAAGAGTTAAAGTTGGTGGTGCATGGACCACGGCAAAAGAAATACATGTTAAGTTATCAGGTGTGTGGAAAAAAACAACACAAGTTTGGGTTAAAATTAATGGAGTCTGGAAACCTGCGTTTATTCGAGGAGATGATTCCCTTAGTTTTGATTTTAGTTCTACCTCCACTGGATTCGGTGGTCCTGGTCTAGAAAGAGGAGACGCTTCTGGCGGTGGCGGTGGTGGTGGCGGATGTAAAATTATCTGCACTAAACTTCACGAACTTGGATATCTGTCAGATAATATCTATGAAGCTGACGAAAAGTTTGGCGAGTGGCTAAGAACCAATGATCCATATGCTTACTATGGTTATGTCAAGTGGGCATCAGTGGTAGTTGATTGGATGGACAAAGATGGTCCACAGTGTATGTTTTGGATTCGCGATAAACAAAAACGTAACGATGCTCAACGTGCAATGGCAATTTCATGGGCACGCAGAATTGCAACACCATGGGCGCAGCACATGGCTTTTCTAATGGGTGTTGAAAAAGAAGATAACAAAGCTGGTCGTTTAATAATGAAAACTGGTATGTGGATTAGCCGTATGATAGGTAAGTATACAAAAACAACAGAGCCAACTAAGAGTCCAGTTCTTGGGTATGTTATGTGGGCTACCTTCGGTGTATTCTGGTTATTAGCAGGAGTTAAGTAATGGGTATAACAATTGAACAATATTTAAAGGACAGAGAAGCATGTCCTGTTTGTCGTGATCATGGCGCAGACAAAATGGAACACTGCGTCACTGCACCATTGTCCCGTGAAGATAACTGCATAATCTATAACTCCATATGGTTCAACGAAGATCCACACGATAACGCAGACGTATTGCTTCTTCAAAAATTAAGAGCAAGCATTTCAGAAGCCAAAGTGCTTGAGTACTACCATCGTTCAAATCTTATAGTAAAGCATATTAAAATTCTTGCAGGTAAAGAACAAGCAGATTTTTGGCCATACTATTACCAAAGATTTGTTTTTGATATTGTGCAGCTTTTAAAGGTAAATGACACCTCAACTGCCTGCGATAAAATATTTAAGATGTTAGATGAACTAGAAGCGGAACATGGCGAAATACTATAACAGTAATCCCAACCTTAAAGCTGCAGCAGTCTCTGTTCAATTCACTCAGGAACAAGTTCTTGAGATTATAAAGTGTAAGGAAGATCCTGTATACTTTATCAGCAACTACTGCTACATCGTTACGCTGGATCATGGTCTACAGAAGTTTAATCTGTACCCATGTCAAGTTAACAAAATAAATGTTATTCACAATAACCGCAAGGTTATTCTTATGGAAGGTCGACAGCAAGGTAAGACAACTACCTCGGCTGCATACATCCTTTGGTATACGTTGTTCTTTGATAGTAAGACTGTTGCTATACTTGCAAACAAGGCATCAGCAGCACGAGAAGTGCTAAATAGATATCAAACGATGTATGAAAATCTTCCTGCATGGCTTCAACAAGGTGTGACAACTTGGAACAAAGGTGACATTGAATTGGAAAATGGTTCAAAGGTATTTACAGCTGCAACTACTTCTTCTGGTATTCGTGGTAAATCAGTTAACTTACTTTACGTTGATGAGGCAGCAATTATTCCAAACACAGTGGCTGAACAGTTTTTTACTTCTGTTTATCCTACCATCTCTGCTGGTGAAACCACCAAGATTTTGTTAAGTTCAACCCCACTTGGATACAATCACTTCTGGAAATTCTGGAATGAAGCTGAGCAAGGAAGAAATGGTTTTGTTAATTTGTTTATACCGTATACAGAAATACCTGGACGTGACGCAGCATGGGCAGAAACTCAGCGTCGTTTACTAGGCGATATAAAGTATAACCAAGAAGTGCTTTGTAAGTTTCTTGGATCAAGTCTTACACTTATTAATGCTGATACCATTGCAAGAATGTCCTATGTTCCACCGATTAAGTCGTTGAATGGATTGGACGTTTATGAAGTACCAGTTAAGGGTGATGGAGAAATTAAACCAAGATCCTATGTTTTAGTTGCCGACACTGCCAAGGGTGTGGGCGGTGATTACTCTGCCTTTGTGGTAATTGATATTACTGAATCGCCATATAAGCTGGTAGCTAAATATAGAGACAACAAGATTAGCCCTATGTTGTATCCCAATGTGATTTTTAAAATTGCAAAAGAATATAATATGGCTTATGTTTTGATTGAGATTAATTCTAGCGAACAAGTCGCTGCAATTCTTTATCAAGAGTTAGAGTATGAAAATATATTATTCGTGAACAGATCCGCAGGTGGACAAACAGTCTCAGGTGGATTTGGTGGTGGTAAGTCCCAGATGGGTGTTCAGACCGATAAGAAGGTTAAGCGTATCGGCTGTTCCAACTTCAAGTCGTTGGTTGAAGAAAATAAGCTGCTCATACAAGATGCAGATGTTATTTCTGAGATTACTACGTTTATTGAAGTAAAGGGATCTTACTCTGCGGATGATGGATACCATGACGATTTAGTTATGCCCCTTGTTTTGTTTTCGTGGCTTACTACGAATCCATATTTCAAGGATTTAAATGATGTGAATATGAGGAGCATTATGTATGAACAACGAATTCAGTCAATCGAAAGTGAATTGACTCCATTTGGTTTCTTCAATGATGGAAACGATGCTCAAGAACAAGTTTTAGCCAATTTCTAAAAAACCGAAAACCATAAATAAAATTACAGTATCGGGTTTGCTTTTTCTCAAGCAAAGCGAATAACGTGTAATAAGGAGAATTACAATGCCTTTCCAATTAAGTCCAGGAGTAGCGGTAGTCGAGAAAGACTTCACCTCTATTATTCCATCAGTTGCCACCTCTCCAGGTGCTTTTGCTGGTGTCTTTCAATGGGGTCCAGTATTGGATCCTCTAATCGTAACATCTGAGAATGTACTTGCAGAGCGTTTCGGTAAACCAAACTCTAACCAAGATGTATTCAGTTCGTTCTTTACAGCTGCCAACTTTTTAAGTTATACAAATAACCTTTTGGTTGTTCGTGTGGATACGGCAAACCAGAAAAACGCTTCATGCGGTGGTTTTGTTTCTAGTATTACCACTGTTGCTGTTGGTACTGGTTATCATGCAGGTGTCACGAATGCTACATTTAGCCTTCCGCAAACAACTGGTGGTACTCGTGCAACAGGAACTGTTAGCGTTGCCGCTGGTACCGCAACAACAGCAGCAGTATCAGGTGTTGTTATTGCAGGTACTGCTGGTCAATTCACTTGT